TTTGTTCGAGCTTGTGTATACGCAAAGTACGACTCTGGTACAGAACATTCTTTATAGGTAGTTGGTGTAACGGCTAGCATAGCGAACTCCAAATTCGCAAGATACCTGTTCGAATCGGGTACTACCTGTTAATCTAATAATACATATAGCAGGTTGAAGCACTGGTTGTGGCTTACGAGCCTCATAAGCTCGACATCAGGGTGGTTCGATTCCACCACCTGCCATAAAAACATAAAAAGCAGATGTTGCGGTTACTTCTATACAAAATTTGGTGCTCAAATTACAATAGGCTGACTGCGCATTATAATCGGGGCACAGAGCGCTGTGTGACTCAGCAAATCCCGTTTCCCGCGACGAGTATTCTTTTATGTTTTTTCTGGTAGTGCATATCACTAATCTTTAGGTTCGAATTATACTAATTATTATGTGAACAATACTACTATAAATAATATATATTCTGGCGTAAACGAATTGGTAGAGTTACCTGACTCTGAATCAGGATTTTTTGGTGGTTCGAATCCATCCGCCAGAGTTAAATCTGGTAAAGGCTATGGGAACTGGGAATGTTGTTGTTGTAAAAAAATTTTTGAAACTAGAAAACTTCTTTTAGACCATAAGCGTTCATCTATTAAATGTCATCAGTTTTCTTTGGAAGAAGGCAGAAAGAAAACAAACGCCGCTGTTAAAGGAAGAAAATATCCTGGAAGAAAGCTTACTGATGAACATAAACAAAAAATAAGAGAGGCAGCAAAAAATAGAGCTTCTTATTGGTTCTATAACTCAAAAAATCCTATTATATATAAAAGAAAGGACGGAAAAGAAATAAAATTAGACTCTAAATGGGAATTAGAGACTGTAAAAAGACTGGACAAATTAAACATAGATTGGTATAGGCCAAAAACAACTTTTGAATATAAAACTAATGATGGAATAACGCATACATATCATCCAGACTTTTTCATTCCACAATATAAATGTTTTTTAGAAATAAAGTCTCCATATTTTATGGATCTCCAAAATAAAAATGGAAAAATTGACTTTTTAAAAAAGAACTTTCCATTTATAATTTGGCTTGATAGTTTAGATAAGTGTAAAAGTTTTAATTTGGTAAAAATGAATTATGATAAAATTCCGGACGAAGAGGCTGAAAACTTAGAGTTAATTGAAAAATTAAAGCATGCAAATATTAAAAATGAAAAGAAAAAACATGCAAATGGATTTTTAATAAGGTCAATTAACTTAAAAAATGAACGTTGGAAATTATTACAAGAATGCAATATTGACTTTACAAAACTTGGATGGGTAAAAGAAGCATCAAAGCTTTTTGGAATAAAAAATGAAAATAAGGCAGGAATATATATAAAAGAAAATTTTCCAGACTTTTACAAAAATTGTTATAAAAGAAATTAATCTATAAATTATTAAAAGTAGCTGCTGCGAAAGCGTGAAGTCAAACGTTAGTAGTACCAGAAAGCATAAAGTGAAATCTTTCAGTATGCTGAAACGCGTGGGTCTATTTTCGAATAGAATAGGCTATATTGGAGGAAAGCCTTCATGAATGACAAGTGGAGTCACAAGTTCTAGTTGGTTACTTGTCTAGAACATTTTACGGTCCGTGGTGCAACTGGTTGAGACACACCAGACTTAGGATCTGGAAGTAGAAATACTTGTGAGAGTTCAAATCTCTCCGGGCCGATTAATCTATAAATTATAAAATCCTACTTCTAAAAGCGGGATTAGCTGTTACTTCATTTTGAACTCATATCTCAAATAACAAGACAAACAGCAATCAATTTTCTTTGGAGGTATTCTATATGTCAAGAATCTCAAAAGCTGCAATGGCAGTTCGTGAGTCAGAAGCTTTGCGCTCTGATGAAATCGTTAAAAACTTTATGGGTGGCGACTCTTACAAACTCGATCCACTTTCTACACTTCGTATCATCGCTGCGTCTTCAATCTTCGGTGAAGCATCTTATTACAGAGACAATGTAAAAGATGTCAAGGTTGAGACGATAGACCTTGGCGCTCGTTATGGCACAAGTAGCGATGAATTCAACAAATGGCTCAAATCTTTCAATGGTCAGTCAACTACAACTGTGTTCACAAAAGCAATTGATGCCGCTTTGGACTATGACTTCGAAGGAACTTTGAAGCTCGCAGTTGAACTTCGTAAGAATTACAATATGCGTCTCAATCCTCAGGTTATCATGGTTCGTGCGTCAACAAACGCAAAGCGTGCTGCTTTTACTGAGAAAAATCCAGGAAAATTCTTGGAGTATGAGTCACAGGTAATGTCACGTGCTGATGAGCCAATCACTCAGCTTGCCTACTACATTGCAACTAACAAAGGCAAGAAAAAGATGCCAACAATCTTGAAGAAAGCAGTTGCTAAAAAGCTCAGCTCTCTCGATGCATTTGCAGTTAATAAATACAAGAATGCTGAAATCGGTATGATTAATGCAGTTCGTTTGTCACACGCAAATTCTGCAGTTCTTGATGAGCTTATGAAAACTGGTTCAGTTAAAGTCGAGGAAAACTCTAAGACTTGGGAACAGTTGAAGTCTGAAGGAAAAACTTGGAAGGAAATCCTTTCAACAATCAAACTCGGACATATGGCACTTTTGCGCAATCTTCGCAACATTTTCACAGAGATTGATGATACAGAACTTTGTAAAGAGGTTCTCGACCAGTTGAAGAAAGGTGTTGTTAAAGGTAAGCAGTTCCCATTCCGTTATTACAGTGCTTACAAGATGATTGAGCAGGCTGACAAGATGCATCACAGACCAATGGTTCTCGATGCTCTTGAAGAGTGTATCGACATCTCTATCGCAAATATGCCACATTTGAAAGGCAAAACAATGTGTTTGTCTGACAATTCTGGTTCTGCTTGGGGCGCTGTTACAACTGAGTATGGCACTGTACGTGTTGCTGAAATTGACAACTTGTCATCAGTTATTACAGCTATGGCCTCAGATGAGGGATATGTTGGTAAATTTGGTGATAAATTGATTGTAAAACCAGCATCAAAGAGAAATGGCGCACTTGCACAGACAAAAGAACTCACACGCAATGGACATGCGGATGTTGGTGGTGGAACTGAGGGCGGTATCTGGGAGTTCTTCAAGAATGCTATCGATAACAAAGAGAAATATGATAACATCATAATCTATAGCGATATGCAGGCTGGAACTGGTGGCCTTTATGGTACACCTGCGCATATCAACGAATATCGTAAACGTGGATATGATATTGGTTCACATGTAAATGTATACAAACTTATCCAGGACTATCGTAAGAAAGTCAACCACAAAGTAAATGTGCTTTGCTGCCAAACAGCTGGTTACGATGACATGGTTGTTCCACAGATGTCATATCGTACAGCACTTTGTACTGGTTGGACTGGAAAAGAAGCATCTTTCTTGGACGCTTATGCAAAAGAGTGGGATGCTGTTGAAAATAAGAACAACAAGCAGTAATTTACAATGGTGACAGTTTGCTGCTGAGCAATGAGGCCATGCGTTACGGAAATGGCCTCATAAAATTGCAAAAAGCTAAACTGCAGAGCATGTTATGGGAGTCGTAACCTCTCATTTCGGCCAACTGTTTAAGAGCGGACTCGATCCACGTCAGGTTGGCAATTCTTTCGGTCAGTGCTGCAACTGGTGAGACAGAGCGGACTTAAAATTCGCTACAGTAGAAACATTGTGGGTTCAAGTCCCACCTGGCCGACTTTTTTGGAGGTAATATGGTTGCAGGAGTTTGGTATGATTGTGGTAAGAAAATCTATTTGCAGTCTTTGGCAAAAGAAAACTTACAGTCAACTTTAAAGTCTTATGTAAGAGCAAAGAATGAATATGTAGCTCTTGAACAGCATATTGCCACTGCTCGTAAAGCAGCAAAAACTTTTACAGAAGAAAAAAAGCTTGATGACGCTAAGAAAATTGGTCGCAAGATTAGAGGCTTAAAGAATATCAGAAGAGATGCATATTATAACTGTCGTTACCTCAAATGGCATGTAAAAATGGCAAGAGAATTTTATATAGACATCTTGCGACTTGGTGATAATGCGAAATATTTTAGCGATTATGTTCGCAATCTTGACAACTAACTATATTCATATGATGAATGAAGAATTACTTAAAGACATTGTTGAAAGCAACTTGAGTGCAGATGCAAAAGTTGAGCTCATGAAACTTCTTCTCAGAGATAAAGAAAAGATTGCTCAACCTTATGAGGTAATCTATCCTTATGTGATTGAGAAAAGACTTACACCGCAGGATTGGGACCCTTATAAAGTTACATGTGGAGAAAGCGGTGACTCTCTATGGTTGAAGCAACATTTGGCAAACGCAGCAGCAGATTGTGTGACAAATAGTCCTGTAGTTTATAACTAAATTTTTAATGTGAGGCACAAAATGGAGACGAATGATGCGCTATATGAGTTTTTCTGCGCAATCGTGAAGCATGGTTTTCTTCAATATTCTGAAGAAAATAGAAATGGTGAAATGCCTTGGATAGTTCTGTCTTCTCTCTTAGATGAAGATGAGATTGTCCGTTTCAGCAAAGAATACAGCGCAATCATTGACTTCATTGACAAACAGCAATTTTTTAATTTACATAAAACATATTCACTTTCTGTAAGAAATGCGGATTTAGATATTTTCTTCAAAGAATTATTCACATATTCACGTCTTCCTTGGAGAGCCGACAAACCAATTCAGTTTTTCATATTTAAAGTGTTTATTTCTAAACTTTGGAAATTAAGAATGCGCCTTGCATTAAAAGTGAGGAAAGCATGATGAAACTAAAGTTTGTTAAAGCGCTGCTCGAAGTTTGTGAAACACCAGATGAGATTGATGAAGTTTTTGACTTGGCTGGATATAGCATGTTCACAGACAGATGCGCTCTTTTAATTGAAAGAGATTGTAAATATTTTGACTTACCAAAAGAGCCAGCTGCTCAGTATGAAGCTCTGAAAATAATGTATACAAATAGCAGCAGCCGTATGCATCGAAAAATACAAAATGCAAAAGACATTATAAACGAAGCTTTATAGTGTTAATATATAAAATAATAAAAGAGCGATGGTTGTGCCAAGTGCTCAATCATTAAGAGGTCGATTTTTTCGATACTCTTTAGAGAATGGCCAGGGAGTCCTAACAGATGCTGGACGGCTTAATCATCTTGCTGAACGGTGGCAAGGCATTCTCTCAACGTTTTAGTTATTATCGTAAAATAACTTGGCGGTCGGGAGTGCCTTCTGGCGCTCGACTAAACAAGGAAAAGTTTTAAAAACCCGCGGATAACACAAGTTGGCGTGATATTCTTGTGGAACGGCCTATTGCGATATTTTTAAGTGGTCCGTGGAAATCGGATAGCGAGCAAGAATAAAGGCATAGAGGCAACGAGATTTGAGGTGAAGAGTCTACGCATTCCCAGAAATGGTGTATATAAGTCTAAGAGATGGATAAGATAGCCTCATTTCCAATCGGACCCAAGACCAGCTCAGAAATCCAGTGAAGAGCACTGGCATTCCAGACCAGTGGAAGGGGAGTTCGTGGTTCCCCGTCTTGGGAAAAGCATGGTGTCGCCCAGCGTTGCCGTAGAAAGCTAAGGGTCTGCAGCTTTAGAAACCCAAAGCATGAAAGCCTAACAACGGTTAGAGTCGGGCAACGATACTTTCCATTGACAGTACCTGCCGTAGTGCTAAACCCACTAGGACGGAGGCATGTTGATAACGAACAGATAAAATGGAATTCTGAAGATGAGGAAGTTCCTCAAGAGTGCTAAAGCTCGTTCTTCACAACAACTCGGATAGTTTTACCAATAAGCTGCTTGTCTCCGAACACTAAGGGTAATATGATGTTGCGCTAGTCCCTCACGGTGGTGGACAGAAAAACTACGGAAATTTACATGTGAGCGATAAAGCTCACTCTCATTAAAAGGAACCTGGTTCGGTAATCTCAGTATCCATCTGAAAGCTCGACTTTAGTTGAGAAAGCGCCACTTTTGTGGCCACCGAACTTGCTTTTATTTTTCAAACTAATTTTAATTATGGGAAATCTACTTAAACTTTTTGAAAATGCAACTGGAGATGATATTGTTTATGCTCGTATAAATCAAAAAGGCGGTGATTATTTTATGCCTTGTGATGAATACGGCAATCCAACCGAAGACTTTGACTCACGAACAGCTGAACTT